AATGTGAATTATTAACTGTAGGGATATGTGTAAGTAATGCTGATTCAACAATCCCCCCATTAGAATTAATTGAATAATGAAAGGAACTTGTACTGGTTGTGATAACGTAACTTTTATACAAAATAAAAAACATGGTTTGTGTGGAGAGTGCGTATATAAGAAAAATCATGGAGGTAAGAGTAGGCAGGAAGTGCAGATAGAAAAACAAAGAATAAAATTTGAAGGGAAGAATTTACTTTTTCCTAGCAAGTATACAATTAAGTCTAGTGGTTTTTCAATTGATGAAGAAGCCCAAAAGAATATTCAAAATCAAAATATAGCTGAACAGAAAGCAATTGAAGAAGAAGGGTTGAGCAGGTTTTTAAGTGATAAAGATCAATTAAGTAAGGCAATGGAACCAATATGGGTTGGTGGTGATCCAAAACCAGGTATGAAATTAAAACCTACTGATTATTTATATACACCTCCTAAAAAGAAAAAACCAAAACAAGTATCAAAGAAACAAGCTGAGATAAATCATTTTTACAAACTTGCTTGTATTGATATGGATTATACAACTGAACCAGTATGTACAGGTTGTTTGAAATATCAAGGAGGAGATATCAAACTCTCTCATAGTCACATTATATCAAGAGAGGATTGTAAAAGAATAGGAAGAGAAGATCTTATTTATAGTAGAGATAACTTAACCTATCATTGTTTAGATTGGAATGAGCGATTTGGTTGTCATCGTAAATGGGAAAATCCTAAACAAAGAACTTCCTTAGATGATTATCAAAAAAACATCGAGTATATTAAATCAATAAGTAAAGAACTCTATTTAAAATATTCTAAATAATAAATACCAATTATAAAAAGTAAGTTTTGTTTATTAAAAATAAATTTGTTACTTTTATGACAATTTTAAAACTTCTATCACATTATAACTACGGAAATGAAGAAAAGAAATAATTAAAATGAAATTAGGAAAAGGAGAGTACACAACTAGGGGTTTTATTGACTATTTAAAAAGTACCTATGGAGGTAAAATTAATGGTAACAAATTCACACCCAATGACATTGCTCAATACCTCAGAAAAGGAACAACACCATACCGATATGGACATTTAAAAGTATCATCTTCGGTAGTAGAAGGAATAAGAATTATCAAAGTCGGTTAATTTATGGCAACAAAAATCAATCCTATTATTGTAATAGATTGTGAAACAGGAGGACTATCTCCTATTAAGAATCCTATAACTCAAATAGCTTACGAAGCTTTTCAGTTAGATGATTATGAAATGCTAGGAGAATATTCATCCTATATTAAACCTTATAACAATCTTGTCTTGGAACAAGGTGCAATGGATATTACAGGCATTACGCCTGAAAAACTTGATAAAGAAGGGATTGATATTAAAGTTGCTGTAAAAAAGATGTGTGAAGATTTTCAGCGCTTTAATGTTGCAGGTTATAGAAAGAAACCGATATTAGTTGGACATAATGTAGGATTTGATGTTGGTTTTATTACCTATGCGTTTAATTTTTGCAAGGTAGATATTGGTAAGTTTCTTGATTGTAATCAAGACGCACATGGAAACAATATTCCAAAATATATTGATACAATCGGACTTGCTAAATCTAATTGGGGTGCTGAAGCAGAAGATATAAAGTACAATTTGACAGCTTGTACAAAAAAGGCTTGTTTGGAACAATTTGAAGCACACTCTGCATTAAGTGATGTGAGAGCAACTACTGGGCTCTTTCTTTTCTTCGTAGAGAAAATGAGAGAGAATAATGAATCAGTGAAATCATTAGTAACAAGAGAAAATACTGTACGTAAACATTTTCAATTTTAAATATGGAAGTAGTAAAAAAAACTGAACAAGAATTATTACAAGACTTTCTTAGTAATCCTGAGAATAGACAACAAGCAGTTGAAATAGCTGCACAAATTAAAAAAGTTTTTCCTAATTGGTTTATTATTCCAAAACTAAGTAAGAAATTTAATGTTACTACTCAAGAAGCTGCAAAGAAGATTGAACTATTAGTTCTATTTAATTTATGTGCTACCAAGGTTGAGAAAGGTATATTGCAGATTCGAATTGATCTTGATCAAAGGACACAAAGAGAAATTTTGAATAGAGAAATTGAAGAAAAGGAAAAAGAACTTAAATTTCTAAAAGAAAAGTTGGCCAAACTAGAATAATTTCTTATTTTTACCAAAATAATAACTTCGGTTAATTTTAATCTCAGATAAATGTTAAGTCATGCCAAGTTAGAGCAGGCGCGAATTATTGGACAAATTCAAAAATGTTATAATAATTCAGATGCTTTGTTGACCCCAACTGTTAATCAAATTGAATTTGAGAAGGCGATCCAAAAGGATAACACCTCATTCTTTTTTGAAGAAGTAATCAAAGGTTATGCTGGAGAACAAATTGCTGCTATTGAAAAAGAGCAGGATGAAACAGCTAAACAAGAGATTCTGAAAAAATCAAATGAAGATCTTTCTTCTCTACAAAAAATTCACGTTGTGTTTGACAATGTAGTAAAAGGTATCTATGTAGATGTAATTGATACAGTTACGAAATCTTACAAAGATAACGAAATCAATAGACTTTTAGATAGAGTAGGGAAGTCGGCAGTAAAGTAATTTACCTTCATAATGGTTTTATTTAAAAAACTTTACTTTAATGAAGGAAGACAAAAATCCCATTTACACTGTAAAAAGTATTGATGAAGAGCTTGCTAAGTTACAGATCAAAAAAGATCTCGAATTAGAAAAAGCCTTAAAGTCAGGCAATGTAAATAATATCTACAGTGCGCAGGCTTATTTAAAGTCCATTCAACCAAAAGGACCTGAGAAACCTCAATCCTTTATCTTAGATCCTCAGCAATATGGGCATGATGGATATAAGGAAAAAACATATAACCTATCATACCAGATGTTACGTGCGATGTCGCGTACGTCTATTGTTAAACCTATTATAAAAACTAGGACTGATCAAGTTTTAGATTTTATGACTCCTCAAAAAGATAAGCATTCTAAAGGATTCGTTATTAGACCTAAGAAAGCCAAAAAAGTTGATGGGTCAATTAAGTTAACAAAAGAAGAAGAGAATGATATAGAATATCTAACCGAATTTCTTTTAAACTGTGGAGATAATGCGAATGCATGGCATGGTGATGATTTAGATTCTTTTATCAAGAAAATCATTCCTGATGCATTAGGATTAGATCAAAGTACATTTGAACTTATTGAAAACAGAGCAGGAGAGTTAACTGAGTTTTTGGCTACTGATGGTTCTACTTATAGAATAGCAGATAGTCATGATGATGAATATGCTTCATCCGCTTTACAAAAAGGAGAAAAATATGGATATCTTCCATATTATGTACAAGTATATCAATCAAGAATAGTAGCTGAGTTTTATCCATGGGAATTGTGTTTTGGAATCAGAAATCCACAAACAGATATGTATGCTAATGGATACGGAAGATCAGAGCTTGAAGATTTAATTGAGAACGTAACATCTGTTTTAAATACAGAACAATATAATTCAAACTATTTTAAAGTTGGTTCAAATCCTAAAGGCTTCCTTAGAGTAACAGGGAATGTAAATAACAATAGGATTGAAGAATTTAAGAATCAATGGCAAGCTACTATGGCAGGTGTGCGTAATGCACATAAACTTGCAATATTAGAAGCTGAGAAAATGGACTTTATTTCAACACAAAGTTCTAATAAGGATATGGAGTATGTAAAATACTTTGAATTCTTAATTAAATTTTCTTGCGCACATTATACCATTGATCCATCAGAAATTGGATTTCCAATGAATGGTTCAAGTGAGAATCAAGGTGGATTAGGAGGGAATTCTGGAATGAAAGAGAGACTTAAACATAGTCAGACTAAAGGATTAAATCCTCTTTTAAAAACGATTCAAACGTGGTTTAATAAGTATATTATTAATCGTAAGAATCCTAAATATGAATTTATCATAGAAGGGATGGAAATTGAAGATCCACAAACAGAATTTGATAATGATGTTAAAGGAGTAGCAAACTGGATGACTGTTAATGAAGTTCGTAGAAAGCGTGGTATGAAAGATATTGAAGGAGGAGATATAATTTTGAATCCTATATTTATTCAACAACAAATGATGGAACAAGAACAGTCTAATCAAGCAATGGAAGAGAATCCGTTTAATAAAGCGCTTGAAGAAGATATTCAAAGAATTTTTACTGAAGATTCAATTAATGTGTAAAAATTTCTTATTTTTATAAAATAATCTCGGTCAAATAAAATTTCAAAATCAAATGATAGATTATAGATTTACAGGTCGATTAGGTACAGAATATGAATATATTGATGTACGTTTTCGTACTGATGCGATGAGAGTTGATGATGGGTTTTTTAATATTACCCAAATTCAAACAGGTCAAAATTTCGATGTAACTGATAAACAGCATACATCCTATCTTAAATGGTTTAGTGGAACATTTAAAGAAACAAACACTTCTTTAGGTGCATTGAAACAATTTGCTATTCAAAAGAATTTAGATTTGCGTGCTTATAAAGATGGTGTTGAAACTATCATTTATAATGACGATTCTGCTTCGTTGAGTAGATAATAATTAAAAATTAAATTCGGTCTATTGTATGCAAATTCATTTCTTATCTCCCTATTCATTAGATAAAGATATTGGTAAAGCGTACAATGATTCCGTTAGAAATATTCCAAGTCCAGAAGATTGGATTTGTTTAATTGATCTTGATGTGATGGTGCTCAGTCATGGGATTGGGCACCACTTACAAGAAGTGATCAACCTATATCCCAATACCGGATTATTTACTTGTCGAACAAATAGAGTAGGTCAAGTAAGACAGTGTTTACACAACACTATTTCAGATGATCCAAACGTTCTCAATCACAGACAAATAGCTCTTCAATTATCTCAAGAAAGAAGACTAGATGTAACTCCTATTCAAAATCCAATTTCAGGTCATTTAATGTTATTCAAAAAAGCCACATGGGAATCTGTTGGTGGCTTTCCAGAAGAACGAGGAATTCTATCTGTCGATAATACTTTTAGTAACCGCATAGTTAGAAAAGGTTATAATATTTTGATGATGGAAGGAGTGTATGTATTTCACTTCTATAGATTTGATGTGGGAATTTTAAATAAAGATCATTTAAAATGAAAAGAAAGATAATCTACACTTGTATTACGAACACTTACGATTCGTTAAAAGAGCCACTTGTAATTACAGAAGGTTGGGAATACATTTGCTTTACAAACAATAAAGAAATTTTTAGTAATAAAAATACAGCATGGAATGTCATTTATATGGATCTTCCAACAACTAAACATCAACGGGAGATCAAGATAAATCCTTCAAAATTTTTTAATTATGATTTATGTATTTGGATTGATGGTTCCATTAGAATTAATTGCAATCTTAATGAATTTGTACAAAAGAATCACTTACAAACTTTTACAACCTTATTACATCCGCATAGAAACTGTATATACGAAGAGGCTGAAGCTTGTATCAAACTTAAAAAGGATGATAGATTAGTTATTAGTGAACAAATGTATGATTATAGAAAGGCTGGATTTCCAAGAGATAGAGGAATGATTGGAAGCGGTTTGATTATTCGTACAAGAAGTAATGAGAATGATGACTTCTGCTTTAAATGGTGGAAAGAGGTAGAAAAATATTCCAAAAGAGATCAGCTTAGTTTTAATTATGTTTTATATCATAATCCGATTCCTCACAATTTGATTTCATTTGGAGTTCTTAAAAACGAATTTACTTTACTTAAACATACAAAATGATAAAGTTTTCAAAAGACATATTAGATCAATTTATTTTTTGTTTGAGAAATAAAAAACCGATTTCTTTGATAAGATATGGGGATGGTGAAGCAATGATTTTAAATGGCTATAAAGATATTGAGTCGATTAGAGCTATTTATAAAAGACAATTTGGTTTTACTCCTACCTTAGATCAAATTGATGAAATAAGATTAAATCTTATAAGTGCTTATAAAAACTGCGATATTATTGGTTCTCCATTAGGAAAAAAGATTAAAGATGGAGATGATAGTTACTGGGCACGATCAATTGATATATTGAGAATTGAAGCTGGTATTGATTTATTGACTACTGATAAAACGAATGTATCAATTGATATACATTCTGAGTTCTTAGATAAGAATTACTATCATTTGTTAATGGAGAATACAGATACTATTAATTATATTTCTTGTAGAGATCTTGATGAGCCGTTAAAAAGACGTTATCCAAATAGAAGAATAAATAAATTCATAATTCAATCTGAAATGAAATTTTCAGATAATAAAACTGGTCAAAAACATTATCCTGATCAATTTAGAGAGATTGAAAGATGGATGGATAGAGGAATAAATTCAGAGGGAGCATTGTGTCTAGTAGGTGCAGGTTTTGTAGGAAAAATTTATTGTAATTGGTTTAGAGATAGAGGAGGAGTAGCTATGGACATTGGGTCGATCATGGACAGTTGGGCGGGCTATGAAACTCGTGGCTCTAATAGAGGATTTAATGTTTTGAATGATAAACATAAATTATAATGGCTAAGTTTGAATATATAGAAAAGCCTACAAAAGATAGGCAATACATAAGTGCAGATTATACTTTCTTTTGTCCAGGTTGTAAAAAATATCATGGTGTTTGGACAACAAATAGAAATGATAATCAGGCTATTTGGCAATTCAATGGAGATATAAATAAACCGACAGTCTCTCCATCTCTATTAGTCAGATTTTCTTATAGTGATGGAAGTAGTGCTATTTGTCATTCCTTTATAAGGGAAGGTAAGATAGAATTTTTAAGTGACTGTACACATGAGTTGGCCAATCAAACTATTGAATTACCTGAAATAGAATAATTATGGAAAAATTTTATTCTAAAATACAACCTGATAAAGTTCTGCATTCAGTTATCAGATTATCTGAAATTGAAAACCAAGACCACTTTAGAAAAGATTTGGTCGATGCTGATCAGTTCATTCAATGTTCATCTTTAAAGATGGATGTTGGTCACACGTTTAAACCCCATAAACACAACTATCGTTTAAGAAACTGGAAAGTAATTGCACAAGAGAGTTGGATTGTGATTAGAGGAAAAGTAAAATGTATCTTTTATGATCTTGATGATACCATCTTATGCGAACCTATCTTAGAAGTTGGTGATGCAAGTTTTAGCTTTGGAGAAGCTGGACATAATTATTTAATTCTCGAACCTAATACAATCGTCTTAGAATATAAGACAGGAAAGTACGAAGGTCAGGCAATCGATAAAACATTTTTATAAATAAGTTGTATTAAAAATAAATTCATTTTATTTTTACTGTATGAAAATCATTGTAACAACGAGCAACAGGTATCTTCATATTCTACCTATATTTTGTCATCTATTTAATAAATTTTTTGAAAATGGTAGTGCAGAAATTGTTGGTTATAATCCTCCACCATATAATTTACCATTGAATTTTAATTTTGTTAGTCTTGGTAAACAAGCTGACGATCAAAAAAGTTTTACAAGAGATCTGAGAAAATATTTTGCAAAACAGGATAAGTTTTTTGTCTGGATGATGGAGGACAGTTTTTTGAGAAAACCTGTTGATTTTAAATCTTTAAATTTTCTTAAATCTCTCACAGAAAAAATTCCTGATGTGGGTCGCATCAATCTCACTAGAGAAGGAATGAAGCAGGATCATTCTTTATTTGATAATATAAATGGATATGATGTATATCAAAATGATAAATTTTCTATTTATAGACTTTCAACACAGCCTTCAATATGGAATAAGCATTTTGCACTTCAATATATGGCGGAAGACTTAACTCCTTGGGAATTTGAATGTCAATCAGATCATGCAGTTGATGAATTTAAGATTCTAGGATTAGACCAAGAAGCACCAATTAAGCATAATGAAGGAGTAAGAAAACATAATATTTACAATTATAACTTCGATGGCATTGATCAGAGTATAGTTGATGAAATGAATCAATTAGGTTTAATAACTCAACATCCATGATAAAACTACATTTAGGTTGCGGGAAACGTGATTTTGGACCAGATTGGATAAGTATTGATAAAGCCGATTTCCCTCACGTTAAGTATAGAGATGTAACTAAGCTCCCTTTTAAAAATAATGAAGTCGATTTGATTTATTCTTCTCATTTGATTGCTTATTTTGATAGACAAGAAATTGTTATGATTTTAAACGAGTGGAAGAGAGTTCTTAAATCAGGTGGTATATTGAGACTTGCAACTCCTGATTTTGAAGCTATCGGAAGATTAATCATGCTAAGTAAATATCCATTAGAGGTTTTTTTAGGTCCTTTGTATGGAAGAATGCAAATGAATGATAAAACGATTTATCATAAAACAGCTTATAATTTTGAATCATTGTCTTATTTATTAACTGAGGTAGGTTTTCAGAATATTAAAAAATATAATTGGAAGGATACTGAGCATGCTCATATAGATGATCATTCTCGTGCGTATTTCCCTCATAGTCCAAATTCAATAGAATCAGGAGACTTTTCAAATCAAACATTAATATCGTTAAACGTACAATGCGAAAAATAATCGAAAAATTTTGGTTGTGGTGGATTACGTCAAGTAAGGAATTATCTAAATATAAGATTGCTAAATTGATGTATACTATTGATGATGCTCCAATTATATTAGAAATTGGTTCTTATGATGGTAAGGATACTCAACAACTAGCTAGAATACCATATTCAAGTGTAATATGTTTTGAAGCAGATGAAAGAATTTATGATTCATTTAATAATCGCGTTGGAACTGTTTCAAATATTTTTTTAAAAAAACTTGCATTAGGAAATGTTGATGGAGAGGTTGATTTTTATTTAAGTGATAGTGATACAAGGCGGCATGATAATAAAAATTTTTGGTCAGCTTCTAGTTCTATGAAAGAGCCTAATTTTCATTTAGAACTTTTTAAAGACGTTTATTTTAAAGAAAAAACAAAAGTTAAATCTGAAAAATTAGATACATGGTACAATGAACATATTAGACCGTTGGATAGAAATATTAGTTTTATTTGGTGTGATATAAATGGAGCAGAAGAAGATTTCATTTTAGGCGGAATAGATACACTTCAAAATCATACAAGGTATTTGTATATTGAATTTTCTGACAAAGAACTTTATAAGGGGCAAATAACAAAGGATCGTATTTTAGAATTACTTCCTAATTTTGAGTTAATAGGTATTTATAATTTTCCGAAAGATCTAGGTAATTTTGGAAATTTACTTTTGAAAAATAAAACTTTATGATAATTGCAACATCTATCACCGAATCATATTTAGAAAAAAGCAAGCCTTTTTTTGAAAGTGTAAATAAGAATTTTAAAGGAAAAAAGATTTGTTTTACATTGGGATTTATAATATTAATAGATGGATGGGAAACTATTCATGTACCATTAGATAAAATAAAATGTCAATGGCAACCAAGAAATAGGGATAATTATTATTCTTTGCAGCATGGCGAATTTGTAGATTGGTATAATTTTAAAGATGAAGATCAAGTATTATTTTTAGATAGCGATATGATTTTACAAAGACCTATTGATGATTTAACATTAACAAGTAAGGGAACTTTTTTTATAACTGATTCATCTTTTCCATCAGCAAAAATAAAAGATGTAATTCAATATCCAGAGTATGATTTTAAAGGTAATTTGGAAAAATTTTATGAAGAACATCATATTGATGATAATACAAAAGAGTTTTGTGCAGCATTTATATATGCAAACGTTAAAGCGTGGAGAGGTTTATATACAATAGTTAAATCAATACATTTATATTTTTTGTCTCACTTTGCACATCATGCAGCATGGCAAACATTAATTAATATAGTTATTTTAAATCATTTCCCACATATCAGGTTAAACCCAATAGTTTGTAATGCAACTTGGTATAGCGGAACTAAAGTGGTAAGAAGAGATAATAAACTTATGTATCAAAATAGCATGGTTTATTTTGTACATACTAAATTCAATGAAGAATATGAATTTTGAAGTAGTAACCAAGTTTGAACAAAAGGTGGCTGAGTTTTTTGGAGCTCCGTATGCGGTAGCTGTTGATAGTTGTACACATGGAATTGAATTGTGCCTTCGCTATAAAAAAACTAAGCATATTCATGTGCCTAGAAGAACATATCTGTCAGTACCAATGTTAGCCAGTAAATTAGGTATTGGTTTAAGTTGGTGGGAAGAAGAAAATTCTAATCAATGGAAAGATTATTATTTTATAGGAGATGATATTATTGACGGTGCTGTTTTGTGGAAGAGAAATAGTTATACTACAGGCACCATGTTAAATATTTCTTTTCAAAGACAAAAACATTTATCAACTATTCGAGGAGGCATGATTCTTTTAGATGATGAAAAAGCAGCTATCGAATTGAAGAAAATGTCGTATGATGGACGTTTACCAAACATTCCTTGGAGAGATCAAGATGTGCAAATTCAAGGATTTCATTATTACATGACACCAGAAACTGCACAAATGGGATTAGATAATTTCGATGATGCTGTAAAAAGAACACCAAGAAAGTGGATAGCTCAGGATTGGCCAGATTTAACTCAAATGGAGGTTTTTAAGAATGTTAATAAATGATTCAAATGTAAGACAGCTATTTCCTTCGATTCAAATAGAAATATTTGATACGAAGCGCAATATGATTCTTAATAATGTGAAGAGTTTTAATGTTGATAATAATGAATTGATTTCATATCTATATTACGACAATCATCTTATAAGAGCTCAGGATCATCAAATTTTACTTCTCTTAGAAACAAATGAATTTATTCAAGTGAGAAACGCTGAAACTAAGGAAGTATTAATTCAAAGCACTAGTAATTTAGCAAACGATATAAATGGGTAAAAAGGCATTAATAACAGGTATCTCAGGACAAGATGGTTCTTATTTATCTGAACATCTTCTTTCGTTAGGATATGAAGTATATGGGATCATTCGTAGATCTTCTGTACCAGAACATCAAGAATCTCGCATATCTCAATTGAGCAATAAAGTAAAAACTTTTTATGGAGATTTGTTAGATATTTCTTCTATTGAAAAAGTAATGAGAGAAGTAATGCCAGATGAGATCTATAATCTTGCTGCACAATCTCATGTAAGAATATCTTCTGATATACCAATGTTTACTTGTCAAGTAAATGCTCTTGGTGTATTGAATATGCTTGAATGTTATAAAAATATTTGTCCTCAAGCTAAATTTTATCAAGCATCATCATCTGAAATGTTTGGAGATTCAGTTGATTCAGATGGATATCAAAGAGAAACTACTCGAATGAATCCTGTAAGTCCATACGGTGTCTCAAAAGTATTTGGATACAACATCGTTAGACATTATAGAGAAGCATTTAAATTGCATGCTTGTAACGGTATTTTATTCAATCACGAGTCTCCTTTGAGGAGAGGAAGTAACTTTGTTACAACTAAGATAGTGGACGGTGCAATTCGTATTAAATTAGGTCTGCAGGACAAATTAGAACTTGGAAATCTTGACTCTTTTAGGGATTGGGGTTTTTCTGGAGATTATGTTCGCGCTATGCATTCAATTGTGAATCATGAAGTTGCAGATGATTTTGTAGTAGCTACAGGAGAAACTCATTCAGTAAGAGAGTGGTGTGATTTAGTATTTAAGGAATTAGGACTAGATTATAGAGATCATGTTATTCAAAATCCAAAGTTCTTTAGACCACAAGAATTGGAGTTTTTAAGAGGTGACTGTAAAAAAATTAGAAACGTATTAGGATGGAAGCCTGAGTATAGTTTTGAATGGTTGTTAAAGGAGATGGTGAAACAAAGGATGGAAGTTCTTAAAAAGTAAAACGATATGCAACGATACGATATTATAAATACCTTAATTAAGAAAAATAATTATACAAGCTTTCTTGAAATCGGAGTGCAAAATAAAAAAAATTGGAACAATGTTAAGTGTGAAAATAAGATTGGAGTTGATCCAGATTTAAATGTCGACACAACTTATAATTTGACCTCTGATGATTTTTTTAGAACAAGGAAGGAGTTTAGATTCGATATTATATTTATCGATGGGCTACATACTGCAGAACAAGTGGAGAAAGATATTTTAAATTCTTTAAATGTACTAAATGAAGGTGGTGTTATTATTTGTCACGACATGCTTCCTATAAATGAAGAAAGTCAATTAGTACCACGTCAAACTAAATGCTGGATGGGCGATTGTTGGAAAGCATTTGTAAAATTGCGTTATGAAAGAGAAGATTTATATATGTATACTGTAGATACAGATTGTGGTTGTGGTATTATTTATAAGGGTTTTCAAAAGAAAATTGATAAATTGGTGGATAATTATGCAGATTTTGAAAAAAACAAGCAATATTTAATGAATATTCGCTCTGTTGAACAGTTTTTATATAGTTTGTAATGAAAACTATTGTGCTGAAAATCAGTAAGTTATACTTTATAATCAATTTATTTTAAATAAAGTGTTGTTATTTAAAATAAATGTCCTATCTTTATGACATAATTTTATTAACTAAAATCTATCAAAACATGAAAACTTTAGAGAAACACAATGCAGAAATCAAAAAATCAAATTACAGCGGAGTAACAACAAGATTTTCTGCTTACATCCAATTTGATGAAATACACACAGACGAAAGCCACGATATAGTAGGGTACACCACAGATAAATTTAAAAAAGCTGTAGAAATAATTAAATCTGATAATTACCTTTATGCGCGTCACACACGGTATGGAATAAACCTATATGGCAGAAACGAAAAGTCACCAACTGGAGTGATGTTAATTGGAGGTATACCACATGAGTGGGACTTCCTTTTGACAGCATTAGGCAGAACTAGCGAATTGTCTCCAACGGAAGATAAAAGAACAGCTTATTAATTTTAATAAAAACTTACCAACATGAAAAAATTATTATTAATATTTACAATAGCGACATTGTTTGTAGCATGTAAAAAAGAAGATTGTAAACCAATGGAAGTTGAAAAATTGGTTTATTCAAACAATTAAAAACCCTATCAAATGAAAACCTTAAAAATTGAAATTAAAAATCGTTGGACTGGAAAAATTCTTTTTGAATACTCCAAAGATAATAATACTATTAAGGAAACAATTTTAGAAGCTATAAAAGGAGGTATTAATCTGGAAGATGCCAATCTGGTAGGTGCTGATCTTGGAAATGCTAATCTGAAAGGTGCCAATCTGATAGATGCTGATCTGGAAGGTGTTGATCTGAAAGGTGCTGATTTGAGAGATGTTAATCTGAGATATGCTAATCTGATAGATGCTGATCTGGAAGGTGTTGATCTGAAAGGTGCTGATTTGAGAGATGTTAATCTGAGATATGCTAATCTGAGAGATGCTAATTTGGAAGGTGCTAATCTGAAAGATGCTGATCTTGGAAATGCTAATCTGAGATATGCTGATTTGAGAGGTGCTAATCTGAGATATGCTAATCTGAGAGGTATTAATTTGGAAGGTGCTAATCTGAGATATGCTGATCTTGGAAATGCTAATCTGAGATATGCTAATCTGAGAGGTGCTAATCTGGAAGGTGCTAATCTGAAAGGTGCTGATCTGGAAGGTGTTGATCTGAAAGATGCTGATCTGAGAGGTGCTAATCTGAGATATGCTGATTTGAGAGGTGCTAATCTGGAAGGTGCTAATTTGAGAGGTATTAATCTGGAAGGTGCTGATCTGAAAGATGCTAATTTGAAAGATGCTGATCTGGTAGATGCTAATCTGATGTTTTTTAAAACTGATTTTTGGGAAATTTTGCTCAAATCTAAGTTTGAAATTGGAGGATTAAAGCAATCTTTAAAAGATGGAAAGGTTGATGGATCAACTTATTCTGGAGAATGTGCTTGTTTGGTTGGAACAATTGCTAATGTTAAAGGTTGTGATTATGAACAATTGGAAGGAATTGTGCCTAATTCTGGTAGACCAGCAGAGCGATGGTTTGCAATGATTAAACCAGGTCATACTCCAGAAAATTCTCAAGTTTGTAGAATAACTATGGAATGGATTGAAGAATTTGAGCATTTTTTAAATAAATAAAAATATAAATCTTATCTTAATAACCACCTAAAAAGGTGGTTATTTAAAACTTTTAAAATCATGAAAACGTATTTATTCGCTATTTTAGCAACAGTTTTATTCTTTTCTTGCAAAAAAGAAGATTGTAAACCGATGGAAGTTGAAAAATTGGTTTATATTAAAGGTGATTCAACTCACACTACGGACACAATTAAAATCCACACAACTGACACCGTATTCGTTAACAATAATCCTATTCCATTGATAGGTGTGTGGACTTTGTATAAATTTGATAATTATACCAAAAACACTTTGGTGAGTAGTGACAATCCTAATTTCACATGCACTTTTACTGCTACTGAATTCATTTTAAAAACTCCAAGTGGTACTGATACATATAAAGCTACGTATGGTCAAGGTTATATGGAAATTTCTTTAAACAATTCAGTTCCTACCACATATTTCGTAGAGAATATCAATAATGGTAAAGAATACAAATTGACCAAATCACCTGGAACTGGCAATTATCAGGTGTGGTTTTTCAAAAAGTAAATGGATAAAACGATTGATATAGTTTACAAGCTTGGAAGTGGCTCCAAATCTGATGATAGAGAACTAAGGTATTCTCTTAGAAGTTTATCTAATTTCAAAGAGCTTGGAAAAGTATTTGTGGTTGGATTTAAACCTCGTTGGTTGCAAGGAGTTATTCACATACCTGCGCTTGATTTACATCCTGCAAATAAAGATTGTAATCTCATCAACAAACTTATCTTAGCTTGTCATCATCCTGAATTAAGTGAACGTTTTCTCAATATGTCAGATGATCAAGTTTTTTTGAAAGAGCTTGACTTGTCTAGTTTTCTTGTACCATTTTATGATAGTGAAGTTGTAAAGCAACTTCAAGCAGAAAGATTAAGTAGATGGAAAAGACGTGTTAAGAATACATTAGAAGCTTTAATACTTCAAAATTTACCATCATATTGTTACGAAGCACATATTCCTACTTTAATTAATAAATTTGATTATTCCCATACTGTAGGAAAATTTAATTATTCAGATGTACCTGGAATGTGTGGTAATACTTTATATTACAATTTTCTTCGAGTAAATGGAAGAGAGTTTGATAAATCTTATATTTTAAAACTCGAAGAAGCACAAACGAGTATTGAGAAATTAGAATCTCTTTGTAATCAAAAAACTCATCTTAGTTATTCCGAAGCTGCAACGAATGAGCAGTTATTTGATTTTTTACAGAAAAAATTTCCCAATCAATCTAAATATGAAATTTTTTAATTAAGTTTACCAAATGGATCCAATTAAAATAGGAAATTTTATCTATAGTAAAGATGAAAAAAATGGTTGGATTTATAAGGCTGATTACTCAGGACCATTTAAAAAAAATGGTAATTTAAAGAAAGAATATAAAGATTTACCAAGATTTCCAGTTATATTTACATACGAAAAAAAAGAAGTGGAAGATTTTGAAAAAGGTTTAGGTGAAGCAATTAAAGATATTTCTATAAGATTATTGTCGTTTATTAAATAAATTATAAAAGATGAGCATTTACGAATTTGGTAAAGGATTAAATGAAGCTAAAAGAGAGTTTTTAGCTAAAAGTTACACTAATTTGGATCCTATTGAAAAGGGTGGAGTTGGATCTGGTCGTAAGAAAATTACAATTAATTCTCCAATGGTTTCACATTTTAAATTAAATGGTAAGACTTATGAGGTGCATAAAGAATCAGAACATTACTTTGCATCTGGATTAAAAAAATATTATCATATTAAAGATGAAAATGGCGATGAGCATGAAATAAAGGAAGATTTTGTAAAAAAATCAGAAGATACTGAACTTCAAAAAGCACATCAAGTATTAGGAATTGATATTGAAAAGGGTGGAGTTGGATCTGGTCGTAAGAAGATTACGATTGATTCAAAGATGGCTTCACATTCTAAATTACATGGTAAAACATATGAAGTTCACAATGAGTCTGATACACACTTTGCATCTGGATCTAAAAAATATTATCACATTAAAGATGAAGAAGGAAATGAACATAAAATTAGTGAGGATTTTGTAAAAAAATCTGAAATTGGAGAGATCGAAAAGGCTAATGGAGAAGGTAGTAGAGGTGGGAAAGTAATTGGTCATACTAAGAGTGGTAAACCTATTTATGCATCTAAGCAAGCTTCCGACTACAGTAATTTTACAGCACAAGATCATAAAGAAGCTGCATCTGTTCATAGACAAATGGATGAGAAAGTTGATCATCATCAGCATCACGCCATAGCTAATGAACATGATAAAATAACTATTAAGAATAAAAAAGAATCATCTTTCATTGATGTTTTAAATGATAAGGAAGAAACAAAAGATATAAAGGACAATATAGAACTTTATGATGATAATTATCATGTTTATAGGAGAAGATATTTACAAACTCAAAGTGATGAGGATAGATATAAAATGAATAAATGGTTAAATTTAAGAAAAGAACAAGAAAAATTACTTAAAGATAAAGAAGGAGTTGATGTTAAAAAATCAGAAGATAATGATCTTCAAAAAGCTTATGAGATCCTTGGATTAGAAGATCTTATTAAAGGTGGTGAAGGAACTAGAGGTGGTATTGTTATTGGTCATACAAAATCTGGGAAACCGATTTATAATAAAAATGATCATAAAGCACATTCAAATTTTACTCAAGAAGAGCATTCAGAAGCTGCAGAAATATTTGGCAAATATAAAGGTGATAGATATATTGCTGGTAAGAAACAAGAAGGTGAGAAAAATTCTGAAGTTAAAAAAGAGCAATATGCATCTTATACAGACGAACAGCTTAATGAAGAACACAAACAATATTTAGCAGGGAATGAGTACGGAGATGAAAAATTAAATAGACGTGAACATAGAGATTTTAGGACATTATCTCGTGAACGCAAAATCGAATATTTAGTAGAACCAACTCAATTTATTCCAACTGAAGATGAGCTTCGTAAAATGAAATAAGATTCTTTTGTGCTTACGATTCAACAAATATCTTCCCTCTTAGAACTCTTAGATAAGCAAAATTTAATTTTTATTTCTAGTAAATTAGGTGTTGATTATTTAACAGAACAAGAAATCCATACTCTCCAAATGTATGGAATCAATCCTTATCATCTTTATAAAGAAACAAATGATATAGCTAAAATGTCCTTCCATTTTGGCATGATCTCAGATGCTATAAATGAAATAGATGCTAAGAAAATTGATTACAATGACCTTGTGAAGTATTTTAACGAAGGATACCATATTCCTTTAACAGTTGTTGAAAAGAATACTATTGAGTCAATTAAAAAGCAATACTTAGGAGATATCAAAGCTAATAATGGAAAAGTATTCCAAGATATAAACAACATTATAGGTAAGCATGAAAAAAATAATCGTAATGCATACGAAAGTGTAATTCGCAATGAAGTTGAAAAAGGAATACTTGCCAAAAAGACCTCTCAAGAAATTGCGAGAGAACTTGCTAGAAAAACAGGAGATTGGAGTAGAAATTTTAAACGAATAGTTGACTTCATTAGTCATACTGCTTATGATGAGGGTCGTGCAGCAATGATTCAAGATAAGTATGGTAATGATTCATTAGTATATAAACAAGTTTATCAAGGTGCTTGTAAATATTGTGTTAAAGCATATTTGACTGGAGATATAGGAAGTGAGCCAAGAGTATTTAAATTAAGTACATTAAAAGCAAATGGTACTAATATTGGCAGAAAACCTGATGAATATAAGCCAGTGATTGGAAGTACACATCCAAATTGTAGATGTCAATTGATGATTTATAATCCAAGTTTACTTTGGGACAATAAAACGAAAGGATTTAATTTACCTAATCCAAAAAGGAATGAAGGACAAAAAGTTAATCCTAATCGTAAGCCAATTAGAATAACAGTTAGGGGTAAAGAATATTTGGTTTAATAATCGAAATTGTTTAATCGTGTACTTCATGCTCGTAAATTTTGTATATATTAAAAATTTACTTACCTTTGTAGTAAGTAATAAAATGGTACTCCTGATAGGAATCGAACCTATATCGCGCATTTCGACAAAAAGCTGCTTTATCCGTTAAGCTACAGGAGCGGTACTTCAAAACACATTTGATCCGGTGTCCAAACTAAATCAAATGTGTTTTTTATTTCACTTTAAATTCTTCTTTTATATTATCCTTTCCATCTGCCCATTTTGGCAGCCCCCACCAATATTCAGTTCTTCCATTTTTCTTAACAGCTTTCGGAAAATTAGCTAACCTTTTGTAAAATTTTAAATAAGACAACGCTCCAGATACAGTGTTCTTTATTTTTTGATCAAACGGCAAGTTGAATTCGATTAGCACTTTATTCAAAAACTCTTCTGTGTCTAAGACATGCCCACTCTTAATTAATATATCAGAAGCATTATCGTATATATACTGCTTAATATTTGGCAAAGCTGGCGAAACAAAATTTTCTTGCTTACTTTCATCCTTATCAACGCCTTCGCCAATAATTATTTCGTAATCATTTAACATTTCAACCAATTCTGCTCTTTTTTTATCAAGCGCCAAAAGCTCCTCTTTTACTAGAGGGAGTAGCATAGTTGCTTCTTTTTTGGTTATTGTTCTCATTAGTCTGGTATTAGCACTACAAATGTGCGCATTAATTTCCAATATTAGCAACTTATTTTTGCTTTTTTTTTCTTACGTAGAATGAATCTAAATAAAAACCCTTTAAAATCAATATTTACATAGCTAATAATATCTAATGTTCTGAGGGGATAAGTACCTTAATAATAGATAAAGTTTGTTTTTTAAAAAAATTTTTTTAATTTTACAAAAAATTAGAATAATGAAAATTATTATTTTGTCTAATGAAATAAAAATAGGTAGTAATTACTATCCTTTCAATACAATATATTTTAAAAATAATAATAATATAATTGAAATATATAATTTAGAAGGAGATATTTTAATTCAAAGTCATTATTCTTCTTTTTTAGATTCAAATAATATACCTTTCACAACAGCAAATTCGGTAATAGATTCGTTAAGATCATCATTTATCTAACATGCTTAAAATAACGCCCCTGAGTAACGGGATTGATATTGCCGGAATAAGTTTTCCAAACAATTCTTTATTTTTTGAAATTTACAATAGTACAACGATTAATATTTATCTCGTTGTAAGTAAGAGGAAAATATTTTCCTCTTATTATTTAGATTTCTTAAATTCTTCCAATCAACAATATGCTTCTCCACAAGCTGTTATAGATGATTTATTATTGAATAATAATCAACCAACTGGAGGTGGAGGAGGTGGAACTGCTTCTAGTATTACTTTTACACCAAATGGAGATATATCTTCTACTAATGTTCAAAGTGCTATTCAAGAAGTAAGGGATGATACAGATACAAAACTTCTAGAAAAAGAAGATATAGTTAATAAATCTACAAATGTAATTACTGATCAAGCAAGTAATACAAAATATCCAACAGTTAAAGCTTTATTTGATTGGACAGTAGGATTATTTGTTCAAAAAAATGCTAATATTACAGGAGCAACAAAAACTAAAATTACTTACGATTCAAAAGGTTTAGTAACATCTGGTGTAGATGCAACAACAGCAGACATTAATGATTCAACAAATAGAAGGTATGTTACTGATGCACAACAAACTGTTATAAGTAATACCTCCGGTACTAATACTGGAGATGTAGCAAAGGCTACTTCGACTGATATAAACACAGGAACAGATAATACAAAGTATGTTACTGCTTCAGCAATAGCTGACTCAGAAATAAGAGATTTGATAGAACTAAATTATAGTTTAATAGGATCAGGTAATTTTTAAAACAATAATTAAATAATAAAAAATATGTCATTATTAGAATCTCAAAAACCAGTCTATACATCAAAACCATTAAGTGGACTTGGTATTTTAACAGGAACAAGTATAGGAACATTAGGTTCTGATACAAATGGAGTAACTATTTTTACAGCAGATACAAAGGGAGGAAGAGTAACTTCTTTACTTGGGTCTACTGATGATACAGTAACAGTGAATGTATTTCTATACATTTTAAAAAGTTCTACAGTAATTCCATTAGGATTAGTAAATATTCCTTTATCATCTGGTAAT